GCCGCTAAAACAATTATTAAAAGATCAAAAAAACATCCCGATTGGTATTCAAAAGATGAAGTCAAATATGCAAAAATGATAAAAAAACGTATAAAAAAGGAAAAAGATATTGACAAAGAACAAGAAATAGTGTAAAATTATATGGCTACTAAAATATGATGGACTCAAATTACAAGGAATACGTTCTCAAGGAACTTGACAACTTAGTGAGTCAAATCATTGAGGCTTCTGAATTTAATGCTTCAGAGAGTTATGGAGAGTTAATTAAATCATTACAAGGTCAAATTAACTATCATCAACAGTGCATAGATAAGTGTAAGCAAATGCTATTACTTATTAATGCGGGAAAACCAAAAGTCGTTGAAGTTACGTCATCATATTGGAATGATGATGAATCAGAGGAAGCAAAAGCTGCGTTTGATGACTTCTGGAAATCAGGAGATATTATGAAAGATAGTGATGTTCCGTTCTATGATCCCGAATAATGAAGTATCATTTGTATAATGAACATCACGTTCATCAAGGTTCTTTTAATTCAGTTGATGAGTTAAGAAGATTTTTATGTAATCGTAAGTATGACATAGATGATCGAACATATATGTCAGATACGTTTGATTATATTAAAGAAATTAAATGGTATTTTGACATAGAGGAGTAATTATGTTAGTTGATCTTAAAAAACAGGAAATCGTGAAAATTTGTCAAGTCCTAAATGACAACAAAAAAAGTGATGTGGTAGTTGATTATCTACATGATAGATTTAAAAAATTATCTCAAATTTGCACTTGTGAGGAAACATGATTGAAAAAGACCCTAAAACTGGTTTGTGGAAACATCCACAGCCGATTAATGACACAGACAAAATGATTGATGATTTCATCGCTGAGTGTGAAAGGCAAGCAGCCAGATTAGAAATTACAGTCGATTATTATATTGCAGAATTTACTTAACTATTATGACTAAACTTTACAGAATTGAAGAACTTACCACAGAGGGATGGACTCTCATTGAAGATAAAGCCTCAAAACTTACAAAAGAAAAGTGTAATGAATTATTAACACATTATGTTAATGGTGGACAGAATCCCAATAGATTGAGAGCTGTCGCTGATGTATGACCCAAAAGTAAATGATTATGTGCGTTGGACTACTGAATTAGGTCATGTGCATGAGGGGTGGGTGTATTACAAAGGAGAATCAGTTGATAATGAAAAGAGAATAAAAAATGGGTGGATACCTGTATCAAATTATGTAACCATTGAAATCGCAACCAAACCAAGACCACAATGCGATTTATCTACATTTTTTCATAAACGTATTCATGTATGCTTATGTTGTTATGAGGAAAATTGGAGTGAATTAGAATTTATTAGAAGGAGAGTATCAAAACAAGATGATCGTGATCCTGATGAAAACATTAGTTATGGTGCATATAAATCACAACAGTATCGACCACTCGATATTCAATAACTGATACCTTTAAAATGTTCTAATAATAAATTATTTGAATTATGGCAGAAGTCCAACTACATGGAAATAACTTTGAGGATCTCAAAATCAGAGAACTCACAGGGTTAAGTAAGAAAGATTATGACTCTTTAAAGGGAAAAGGTGGATATACCTCTGCTATGGATTTGATTGAAGGTTTAATCGTTGATAAAAATTATAGTATCAAAACTGCAAAAGGAAATAAAGTAGATTGTGGAGATATTTTAAGAAGAATGAAAGAAGATAATTATACAATTATTGTTGGTCAATGGTCACAAGTAGAATCAAAAAAAATATTTCATACTGAATACACATTTAATATAAAATCAGAGGATAAGGAAAAATTATGGGGCAATATGAATTATGATGATGTTGTTTCATTCGATAAGTTCATTAAATCAATACCACATGGTAAAGAAGGACAGCAGACAACAAAAGGGGAGAGAGAAATCAGAAAGAATAAAATATCATGTGACAAGGCCCTTATGTCTGTTCATCCAAAAGTAGATAGCAAGAATCAAAGAAGAGTTCAATGTTCATTTAAAATATCTGATTTGATAAAGTCAGGTATTGAGTATAAAGCGAAACCAATTAGATTTTCCGTAGAGTCGCCCTCTCGAACATTTAATAACAAAAACTGATACCTCTAAAGTGTATCAGTAATGCGAGAACAAACCAACCTAGTAACGAGATACTACAGGGTAACGTCTAACAAGACTTCGCAGCTGCTGTGACCCATCGGAAAAGTTGAGTTTTGTTCTCGCCCACCCAATTAATCACATAAAAATTATGACATCATCAGAAGTATTATTTGAATTAAGAGAACTCAAAGTAGCATGGAAGAAACAAAACTTCGTGTTCAGTGAGGGTCAACAGATTAGATATGATAATCTACTTCAAAAACGTAGAGATTTTGTTAAATCATGGTATGAGGATGGTCTTGTTTATAAAAAATAGACATCTAAATAGTATATAAGACTAAACAAAGAAGATGAAACAATTTCGGGAGTTTATAAAAGAGGTTTATGACCCAGAGGTTCAAGGTCGTTCACAGATTCGCAAGATGGGTCAAGGTGGTCGTATTGGACAAGAGAGGAAAAAAACTGCTCCCGAAAAAAGGAGAATGAAAGCAGTTGGTGGTGGTAAAATGGTTCCAGCCAAGGATTATAAAGATCGTAAAGATATTGGTAAAACAAGAGCAAAATCCGCAACTGAACAGCAACCAACTCAAGAGAGAGGTTCAGCAAGAGAGAAACAACTTGCAGCTGCAAAGGCAGAGAGAAAAAGAGCAGCTCAGGCAAGAGCAGCCCAAAAGAAAGGTAAAACTACAGTGTTACCATCACAAGCAACATCTAAATCTAAGAAAACACCTAAAGAACTTGCAAAATCTGCAAGAAAAATGTTAGCAAAGAAAAAGGAAAAAGTTGACCCTAACTATAAACCACAAAAAGCAAGTGGATTGACAAGAGCAGAGAGACAGCAATTAAGAAGAGCTGGTCAGAGATTAGTTAGAGATATAACAAAAGGAAGGGAAAGACCAAGATCAGCATACGAGCCTGGAATTAGTATTGCTTTAAGAAGTTAATTTTAACTTAGTATCATAAACTGATACCACCAAATTGTTATTATTGTATATCATCATGGCAAATCTATTGTCATGTGGTATAATATTATTATATTATTGATTATTGATGATTGAATTAAGACCACATCAGAAGAGTGCTTTAGATGCTATGAGTGCATCAGATAAAGGACAGATCATAGTTCCTACTGGTGGTGGTAAAACTATGTGCATGATTGAAGATGTAAAAAGACAGTTCAAAGAAGATGATCTTAAAACTATTGTAGTTGTTGCACCTCGCATATTACTTGCTAATCAATTATGTTCAGAGTTTTTAGAGCAGAATCTTGATAGTAATTATAATGTTGGTATTGGTGTGCTTCATGTTCATAGTGGAGAGACACATTATTATTCAACCACTAAAGCAAGTAAAATATCTGTATGGTCAACAAAAAATGCAGTAAGTAATCAGATAATTTTTACTACATATCATTCACTTCATAGAATACAGGAGAGTGGTATTCATGTAGATACAATATATTTTGATGAGTCACATAATGCAGTTCAAAAAAACTTTATTGAAGCAGTAGAGTATTATTCAATGTATGCAAATCGTTGCTACTTCTTTACTGCTACACCAAAACATTCACTCACACCTTTTAAAGTTGGAATGAATGATGTTGATATTTTTGGTCAAGTAATTTGTAATGTTCCTGCACCTAAATTAGTGAAGCAGGGTTATATATTACCACCTAAAGTTGTTATTAACAAGATTGATTTACAAGATGATAGTAGATTTTCATACGAGCAAGATTGCGATTGTGTGTTAGAAACTATTGATAATCAAGATGTAGATAAGATTCTAATTTGTGCAAGATCAACAAAACAAATTGTTAATTTAGTTACTCAGACATCATTTATTCTTGATTTATATTCTCGTGGATATTCATGGATGATGATAACATCTAAAACTGGTGCAGTTATTGATGGTAAAAAAGTGAATAGAGAGGAGTTTTTTAATACGTTAAATACTTGGGGTAAAGATTCTGATAAAAGGTTTGTTGTATTACATCACAGTATATTATCTGAGGGTATCAATGTAAAAGGATTAGAGGCAGCTATGTTTCTAAGGAATATGGATTATATTGGTATATCTCAAACTATTGGTAGAGTGATACGCAAAGGGGATGAGAGTAAAACATTTGGATTGATTTGTGTTCCAGTATATGATAAAGTTGGTATTTCTACTTCTCGTAAAATTGAAGCAGTTGTCGATACTGTATTCAATCAGGGTCAACCCGCAATAAGTGTAGTTAGGAGTTAAATGAAATACATTTTTAAAATAGATGATTTTGAACTAACTGAAGATGAATATGATCTTTGGGCAGATAATCAATTATCAGTTCAAGATATATTGGACGATAGAATATCAAAAGATGAAATTAACATCTATATTGATGTTAAGAACTGATACCTCTAAAATGTTTCAATAGTGATAAAGGATTATTATGCAATTTTTAGTAAAATCATGTGAGTTTGATTTACAAGATGATTACGATTTGTCTAAAGATGACAGATTAAATCTTGATGAATTACAAATTGAATTAGAAGATCAAACTGTTGGTGTCTGGGAAGCAGTAGATGAAGATGACCTTATAGAAGAGATCACCACTGCATCAGGTTGGTGTATCAAATCTATTGATTACGAAATTCAACTAAAGTGATACCTCTAAAATGTTTTAATAATGAATAAAGGATTATTATGAAAGTATCACAATTAATCGAAGCATTACGAAATTTTGAATCTGATGAAGAGATCACATTCTATTTTCTCAAAGATAATATATTAACTAATTGTCAACTAGAGGATATTAACTCTTATGGTATGGGGATAGAATTTACTGTTCAAGACACAAGCGAAGTATTAGAGGAGTCAGAACTATGATGACAGTCAACATAAACGATTTTGTTACAGATGATGAACTTTCACTTCTTTGGAAGATCGCAGAGCGTATAATAAAGGAAGGTCATGTATATGATGACCCAGACTATAAAATCCAATTAAATCTTATTACTGAAACATGGAGGCCTGATGAAAATTGAACTCAATGAAAAAGAACAACAGTATCTTATTGATTCTATGATGTTCTATTCAACATTCATGCAGTATTACAAGAATGATAATCGAGGTTCATATTCTCGATTGATAAAACAGTATCAATACTGGTATGATAATGATGATAGAAAAGAATGTCAACAGACATTTGAAAAAGTTTTGAGAGCAGATAAACAAAACTGATACCACTAAATTGTTCTTATATTAAATACGGAGCGTAAAATGAAAATTGAAGTAAACAAAGAACAACTTGAACTTCTTAAGTATGCTATACTATGGTATGAGTGTAATGATGAAAATGAAGAGAGAGTATGCGAAGAGTTAGAAACAAAACTCTATAATGCACAGGAACAGGATTTACTTAGATCAGTTACAACTATGGGAGAAGTATTCTAATGAATGAATTAAAACTTCCACCTGATACACCCATACTATACGAAGAGGGTCTATGGGAACTATGCACAGATCGAGCATACGAAATGATGATGCAC